ATCTGCGGCACACAGCCAATGACTGGTCCAACAGGACTTATCTTTGCAATGCGTTCACGCTACAGCAACCAAGCTGGTGATGAAACATTCTACAACGAAGTAAATACATCATTCTCTTCCGTTGTATCTGGTGCAAACACATTCGGTCAAAAGTTTGTTGGTACCATTCCTGGTGCAACTAACACAACTCCAATGACTGCCGTTAACACCTATAACACAGGTTCCGGTATGTCTACAGCTCAAGCTGAAGCTCTTGGAACTGATTCCAACTCTGCTTTTGCTCAAATGGCATTCTCAATCGAGAAGGTTACTGTAACTGCAAAGAGCCGTGCTCTAAAGGCAGAATACACAATGGAACTAGCACAAGACCTTAAGGCTATTCATGGTCTAGATGCTGAAACCGAACTTGCTAACATCCTTTCCGCTGAAATCCTTGCTGAAATCAACCGTGAAGTTGTTCGCACAATCAATATCACTGCCGTTGCTGGTGCACAAGACAACACAACAACTGCTGGTATCTTCGACCTTGACACAGACTCAAACGGTCGCTGGTCAGTTGAAAAGTTCAAGGGTCTTATGTTCCAACTAGAACGTGAAGCTAACCAAATCGCCAAGCAAACCCGCCGTGGCAAGGGTAACATCGTAATCTGCTCTTCCGATGTTGCTTCTGCTCTACAAATGGCTGGTGTACTTGACTACGCTCCTGCTCTTAACTCCAATAACCTACAAGTAGATGACACAGGTAATACCTTTGCTGGTGTTCTTAACGGTCGTCTAAAGGTTTACATTGATCCATATGCAATCGGTGGTAACTACCTAACTGTTGGTTATAAGGGATCTTCCGCATTTGATGCTGGTCTATTCTACTGCCCATACGTCCCACTACAAATGGTTCGTGCAGTTGACCAAGATAGTTTCCAACCAAAGATCGGGTTCAAGACTCGATATGGTATGGTTGCTAATCCTTTTGCACAAGGTCTAACTGCCGGTGCCGGTGCACTGACATACAACACCAATGTTTACTATAGACGTGTAATTATCAATAACCTAATGTAGTTTTGCATACCAGGTATTCAAAAATGTAATACCTGATTATGTAAAATATGTTATAATCTAGAGAGAAAGGGGCTTCGGCTCCTTTCTTTTTATATAAATACTTTCAACCAAAAATATGGAGTAAAAAAGTTTGACAAAAGCATTAGTAATCCCCCCTAAAGAAGAGTTGGAAGCAAAGTATTCACAATATGGCAGCACCATATCTCAACTAGCACGTGAATATAAAACATCACAACCTACTATGAGAAATTGGTTAAAAAAATATGATATCAAAAGAAAAGATCATATTCAAGCATCTACTGAAGCAAATAATAGAAAAAGACTAAATCCACCTGCTAAAGAAATACTTGAAAGATTATATTCTAATAATAGTTTAGAACAATTAGAATCTATTTTTAATGTTGGTCAGCAAACCATTTATCTTTGGTTAGATCAGTATGATATCAAAAGAAAAACACTTTCAGAAGCATGTAAAGCGGGCAAAGGTAGGAAATGGGAATCTATTATTCCCAACAAAGACGACTTTACAAGCGCTTACAAAGAACTAAAATGTATGAAAGGACTTCAAAGCAAATTTGAGTTGAGTATTAGTTCAATCAGAAAACTATTCAAGCAATATGAACTTGAACCCATTCAAGCACTTAGATCATTACCAGAAATCAAACTATATAATGCTTTATCCTCAAGCACTGGTTTAAAGTGGGATTCTTGTGATAGAAGTGTGATTAATCCTTATGAACTAGATCTTGTTTGCCGTGAGAGAAATCTTGCAGTTGAATATTGTGGTCTTTATTGGCATTCTGAATATATGGGTGAAAAGATTAAAGACTATCATCTTAAAAAACTAAATGCTTGTCTTGAAAAAGGATATAATCTTATTACAGTTTTTGAATATGATGATATGGATAAGGTTCTATCACTCATCAAAGGTAAACTTGGTTTTAATACTAAAATAAATGCTAGAGATTGTGAAGTAGTCATTCTGGATTCAGCTGAAGCCAAAGCATTCAATGATGCCAATCATATGCATGGTCACCATGGGGCTTCTTTTCATCTAGGTTTAAAACATAATGATGAACTAGTGCAAGTATTATCAATGGGTATGTCAAGATTTAATAAAAGTTATGAATGGGAATGCGTACGAATGACCATCAAACTAAACACTAGTGTTATTGGCGGTGCTTCAAAACTATTCAGTCACTTTATTAAGATGAAAAATCCTTCATCAATGATTACATATTCGGATAGAAGATTTGGTGAAGGTAAAGTATATGAAAACTGTGGATTCAAGAGAGTAGAAAACTCTGGTCCAAACTACTGGTATTTTCATAGATCAAATCCAAATACAGTATCATCCCGTGTTACATTTCAGAAACATAAACTCACCGAAATGATCGGTTATGATCCTGAACTAACTGAATGGGAAATCATGAAGGCATCTAGATATGATCGAATCTGGGATTGTGGTAATAGCAAATACGTCTGGAATAAATAACTAGAAACTAGATTAAGGTAATATTATGTCAACTCAAACTATGCCAAACTTTCTTTCACCGCTAAACTTTAAGTTTCAGTTAAAGAGAGCACCTAATCTTAACTTTTTTGTGCAGAAGGTCAATATTCCTGGTCTGTCTCTACCAAAAATAAACACACCAAATCCACTTGTTTCTATTCCATATGCAGGTGATCATCTGCAATATGACGAACTAGAACTTACATTTAAAGTGGATGAAAATCTACAGAACTATCTAGAGATTCACAACTGGGTTAGGGCACTAGGTAAACCAGAGTTTCAGGAATATGCAAATCTAGCTAGAAATGCTGTCTATACTGGTGAAGGACTTAGATCAGATATAGTTCTCACAGTTCTTACTAGTCAAAAGAATCCAAACTATGAGTTTGTATTCAAGGATGCTTTTCCATTAAATATTTCAAGTGCTGTATTTGAAACAACCAATGAGAATGTGGACTATATTGAAGCATCTGCAACATTTGCATATATAAAGTTTGATATCATCAAGGTAACTTAATGCCTAATTATTCCTATGAACTATTGGTTTTTTCACAAACGGTGACAGAGGCACCTTTCATTGATGGTGACCAAAAACCTATAGATGATTTAACTTTCTTACCTTCAGTATATACAGATACTTCCTTTACGGTTGATGTAGAATTTCGTTTAAAAGAAACCAGTGATGAAGCGCCTGAGCCTATATATCCACCCATGAATAATTTTACGGCAACGCTTTTATCTCCCTATACTGGTGTAACTTTTACGGAATTGACACCTTCTGATCCAAATTATAAGAAGTTAAGAATATCTGGAACAATTACCGGCGGCTCAGTTGGCTCTGGTGAATCGTATCAATTTGTTCTTGATGAAGCAGGATATCCAGTAGTAACTGTAGTACCAGCACAAATACCTAACAATTTTCTAGCACTTACTGCTTGGAATACCCCAGGAACAACTATAGATGATGTTTCACCAAAATATATGTTTAGTACAAATGTTTTAAATATAAGTACTGGTGAAACAATAACAGCTTCAAGACCTATAAGTCAATATATCTATTGGGGTTGGATTCCAGCATTAGCAGCATTTCAATCAACATTAGCACAAGGAAAAGTATAATGCCAGCAGCAGCAAGAGCCGATGGTAATGATAGAGTTTTTTCAATAACTGGTGCTGGGAAAGATTGTAAGTTTCCTGTTCAAACTGTTACAGGACCTGGTTCCGTTGAAGTTTATATTGATGGACAAAAAGTTGTAGTTGAAGGTGATGAAGTCGGTGATCATTATGCTATAGGTTGTGGTTCACTAGATAATTCAACTATGACTGGAGGTTCATCAACTGTATTTGCTGGCGGTAAACGAATAGCACGAATTGGCGATAACTATGGACCAGATAATATTATTATTTCTGGATTTACAGAGGTCTTTATTGGTGGTTGACATAGTTATAACTAAATGATATAATACCTTATTAAATTGTTATGAGGTTATTATGAACTTTGAATCTATCTTTGCTGAATGGGAGAAAGATTCTAATATAGAACGGACTAGTCTTGATACCGAATCCATTAAGATCCCAGAACTTCATCACAAGTACTACAAGATCTACATTGCTGAAAAAGTAAGACTCCGTAAACTAGAATCTGAAATGAAGAAACTTAAACTTGATAAGTATGAGTTCTATACTCAAGGTCATAATGAGGAAACAAGAGCCAAAGGTTGGATTCTTCCTTCACGTGGCGCTATTATCAAAGCCGATGTTCAACTCTATCTTGATGCCGATACAGATATCATTGATCTATCACTACAAATCGGTATTCAACAAGAGAAAATCGACTTCCTTGAATCCATTATTAAGTCTCTACGAGATAGAGGATTCCTCATTAAAACTGCGCTTGATTTTATTAAGTTTACAAATGGTACATAATGGATACAGTTATTATAAGAAAACACGATTCAGTATACAATAGGATTATTGCTGATCCTGGCATTATAATGGAAATAGCGGATCATTTTACGTTTGAAGTTCCAAATGCTAAGTTCCATCCCATGGTTCGAAATAAAGTTTGGGATGGAAAAATCAGAATGTTAAATCCATTAAATGGTCTGCTTTATTGTGGTCTAGCACAACATCTAGCAGATTTCTGTCAAAAAAGAGACTATGAAGTAGAATATGAAGGTCTACTTGCACAAGAAGAGTTCTCTTTACTTGAGGCTAAAGATAGAATAGCTTCAATGAATCTTACCAAAACTCCCCGTGATTATCAGATTGATGCTTATGTACATGCGGTTAGAAATAGAAGATCAGTTCTTCTTTCTCCTACTGCTTCTGGTAAGTCTCTTATTATTTACATGCTTACACAGCATTATGATACTAAGACTCTTATTATTGTCCCCACAACTTCACTAGTCCATCAAATGGCATCCGACTTCTATGACTATGGATTACAAGAAGAAGTCCATAAGATCATGAGCGGTGAAGAAAAGACTTCCAATAAAAGAATATTCTGCTCGACTTGGCAGTCTATTTACAAGCTTCCTGCTTCATGGTTTGCTCAATTCAATCTTGTTATTGGTGACGAATGCTTACACCCTGAAACAAAAATAACCATGGCTGATAATACAAAAAAAGAAATACAAGATATTAAAATAGGAGATTACGTTAAAACTTATAATGAAAAAACAAATTTAATTGAAAACAAAAAGGTAATTAAAGTGCATGAAAATCTATCCATTGAGGAAGATTTTTATGAAGTTGAAACCGCATCAGGGAATAAACTTAGAATAACAGGTAATCATAAAGTTTTATTAAAAAATGGTAATTGGACGGAAGTACGTAATCTTAAAGAGGGTGATATTATAAATAGCATTGAATAAATGACATTGTAAGGGGTTCAAATGTTTAATGCTAAACAACTAAAAGTAAAAAACTTTATTGAAAATATATCTAAAAATGCCTTTGTGCAATCTCCTAAAAAATGGTTTCTTGAAAATTCTTATGAAGATTGTATAGATTTATTAGGTTCTAATTTGTTAGAAACAAAAATAAATCTCTATAAGTTTGTATATTCAGAAGGTATATGTAAAAATTGTGGTGTAAATCATACTAGATTATTAAATTATCATGGATGGAAAGGATGGGCAAAAACATGTTGTGAAGCATGTGAAAATGCACTTCATTCTAAAAGACAGATGGGTGAAAATAATTCTTATCATAAGCTTACAGATGAAGTTAAAAAGAATAATAGTTTAAAACAAAGTAATAATATGAAGATGAAGATTTTAAATGGTGAATTTACACCAAAATCTGAAAATTATTTACTATTTGGTATGATTAACTTTAGATATAATGATGAAATAAGAAGTGTAAGATCTTTATGGGAATTGATTTATTGGTTACAAAATAAAGATTTACAATATGAAAAAATTAGAGTAAAATATTATGATAGTCAAACACAAAAAGAAAAAATTTATATAACTGATTTTTATGATGAAAAAACAAATACTATTGTGGAAATAAAACCTTCAAAATATCAAAACGTGAATTTTTATGATAAAAAGAAAGCTACAATAGAGCAGGGATATAATTTCATTGTAGTCGATGAAGCTTATTTTAATAAGTGTAAAACGCCAGAATTATTAGAAGAAATAAAAAAAGTAGTAATAAATCTTGATAAAATTGAAAGAAGATTAAAATGGTTGAAAAAGGCTTAATTGTTAAAATAACTAAAATTGAAAAGCCTAATAAAGTCTATAATCTTCATATAGAAGATAATCACAATTATTTTGCTGAAGATTTAAACGTATCAAATTGTCATCTTTTTAAAGCCAAAAGTCTGACTTCTATTATGACTAAACTTACTAAATGTGAAAATAGATTTGGTTTTACTGGAACACTTGACGGGACTCAAACTAATAAGTTAGTCCTTGAAGGTCTATTTGGTCCGACAAGAAAAGTCACTACTACGGCAGAACTAATGGAGAAGGGCACTATTGCACAACTAAAGATCAAGGCTCTAGTACTAAAATATACTGATGAAGAAAAGAAACTAATCAGCAAGACCGATTACCAAACCGAACTAGACTTTATTGTGACTAATCCTAAACGAAATAAGTTCATCAAAAATCTAGTACTTTCTCTTGAAGGTAATACTATGGTATTCTTTAACTATGTGGAAAAACATGGTAAAGTTCTATATGATCTGTTGAAGGATAACAAGTATAACCGAAAGGTGTTTTTTATCTCTGGTGAAGTTGATGCTGAGACTCGTGAAGCTATTCGTAAAGCCGTAGAAGTAGAACAAAACTGTATTATCCTTGCTAGTTCTGGCACCACTTCCACAGGTACAAATATAGTCAATCTACAGAATGTTGTCTTTACAAGTCCATCCAAATCCAGGATTCGTAACCTTCAATCTATTGGTAGAACACTCCGTAAATCCGAAACCAAGTTAAATGCCACACTATATGATATAGCAGATGATCTCTCATGGAAGTCAAAGAGAAATCATACTCTAAACCATTTTGTGGAACGAATCAAGATTTACACCTCAGAGTCATTTGACTACAAGATATATCCTATAGACCTTCAATAACCTATATCATCCTTATTTGGTCAAGTCCTATTATACCAATACTATGAAAGTTGTCAACCCATGAATGCTGTAAGAACTACAAAAAGACACTATGTGAATAATCACGACTTTGTGCTTGCTTTAAATGAATATAAAGCAAAGTTAAAGGAAGATCCAAATGCTAGGATTCCGGAATATATTGGAGTTTGCATTAGTGCTATTTGCACAAAGATGGCGACTCGCCCAAACTTCTCTGGTTATTCTTATAAGGATGAAATGGTCGGTGATGCTATCGAGAATTGCCTTGATGCAGTCAATAACTTTGATGAAACTAAATCTGCTGAACGATCAAGGTCTGGTGCTGTAAATGCTTTTGGATATTTTTCCTGGATTGCCTGGAATGCTTTTATCCGAAGAATCGCCAAGG